ATCACGCGCCGCACGTGAGTGTAACCTTCGACCTGCTCGCGGATGGTCCAACACCAGTCCCTGCCGGTCGGCTGCAACGAAACGAGCAGATCGCCGCCATCATCCGGAAGACGCGCCACGAACGGCAATGGCAGCATGATGCTCTCGTCCTTTTGGACGACGCGGCTCGTCGGAGAGCAGACCACCAGTCCACGTGGAGATGAGCCTCCGTCAGTCAGACCGTCCGGCTCGCGGAAACGAAATCGTATCCTCGTCAATGTTCCTCCTTGCCCATGGCTTCGAGCACGTCGGCGGGAATCAGTTTCATCGCCGCCGACAATTGACTTTTCAAAATCGCGAGTTCCTTTGAGAGCTGGCCGATCTGCATGGAAAGCTGGTCGATCACTTCGTTCGCGTCAGCAGGAATCTGCTGCATCATCCCTCCTTTATTGGTGGCATGAGCGAAGCGAAGAATCGCTCCTCGCATTCGTCAAGCATGTTTTTACTGGAATCGTCGTCCAGAAATTCATCCAATCCGTCGATATTCCGCGTGCAGGCCACGTCGATGCCACTCGACGCTTCCGCATCGGAACCGTCAGCAGTCAATGCGGCACGCATTCGCGCGTCGGTCTCATTCGACATGAGCGGCAATCGCATCCCCTCACGGGTCTTGTTGCGTGCGGCTGTCAGCGGATCGTCCAATACTTCCCCATCGTCGGCGAGCATGCTCACCCCGGTAGCGGAATCCGCTAAAGCTGACTCCAACGCTTCGAACGCTCCAGTCCACACGCCCCTGCCGGTCTTCGGATCATACCGGCTCACGTCCTCCCTGCCCTGCATGATCGCCGCGATAGCCTCACGGGTCGAAGCCAATCCGAGCAGCGCCTTCCACGATGCGATCACATCGGGCTGGAACACGAAACTGTCCGACCCGTTCACCGGCGGATCGCAGCGGATGATGCACAATCCGTTCTCATCCATTTCAAAAGTCGATGACAAGATCTCCTCCAATCATTTGACCAGATAGGCGAGGTATTCGGCCCACACTTCGACCGGGCAAGGCTGGTCGGCGTTGTAAATCTTCATTTGGAAACCGCTCTGGCCGCCCGTGTTTACCGGATGCGCGATGATGCCAGCCCATTGCGAATCCGCGTTCGCGACGACGTAATAGCGTCCGAATTTAGTCGGACTGAACGTGCAATTGATCTGCGTTGAAGCGCCGGTCGCGATCGTGCCGCCGGAATTCGGCCACCACGCCCTCCACGCGGCCTGGCCGTGGAAAGTGCAGCGGTTTGTGATGCCGCCGAGATAGCCGCCAAGATACAGGTATCCGGTCGCGATGTTCGCTCCGACACCGACCGTGCCGTTCGCGTCGACAGTTTCGAGCCAGACATTCGAGCCGTTCTGACTATCACCGGACAGAGTGAGGGATGCTCTGCTTTTTTTGCTCTCGTCCGGCTCGTCGTAATCCGTGTTCGCCGTGGCAAACACCTCAGATTTGATGCCTTGGGCACCAGTGCCGCCACGTTCGCGTGGTTTGGATACCAGCCGCATGAAGGCGGCGGGATCGTTCTTAGCGATGTGTCCGCTCCACAAGTCCAGTTCGCCCATCGCGCCGACCTGATTCGACTGGATGACAGAAGCAATGGCCGGAAAAGAGTAATAGGCTGAATTGCCTTTGTAGGCCGGGAATTCCAATCCGTCACCGGTAAAAGTCTCCGAACCGCCGATTGCGTACGACTGATAGTCCGGGCTGATGCGCACCCTATGCCCGCTCGTGCGGGTCTGGAACGTGCCGGTCAGCAGATTCGACTTGCCTTCGCCGTCCAAATAGACGGTCTGGTTATGGGCCGAATCCCACATCCGCAACGAGTGGCTGTTGAGCTTCATGCCGGTGTTCTCAGCCTCGGAGCTTTGGAATATCGCGCCGGTGAAGACGTAACCTTTGAACTGTCCGGCCTCCACGTCGTCGGTGACGATTTTCCGAGCTTTCAGAAGTTCGGTCAGAATCTCGCCATTGCCGATTTTGATGTTCTTCGCTTCGACCGTGCCGTCCTTGATGAGCACGGATCCGTTGACGCTTCCTGGGACGAGCAGACTGTCGGCCACGAGGCTGTAGGCCGTGAATTTCGTGCCGTTCCAGACGTTGACGGAGGAGATGTGTCCGCTGGAGTCGAGCTTCTGCCACAGGTCGCCATTTGTCAATCCGGCATGCGCAGGCTCCGTAGCCTGGGTGAACACCTTGTTTTTTCCGTCGGCGGTGGTCTTCGCGGCTTTCGCCTCGGCCTCGGCCTTGGCGATGCCCTGATTGATGGAATCCAAGGTCTCCTGCGGGACGGCACTGGCCACGGTCACCGAGGCGATGGACGACCAGCCGGACTTGTTGCCGGCATGGTCCACTGAGCGTAGCGCGTAACTGTGCTGGCTGCTTATGCTCAGGCCGGTGACGATGTAGTCTCCCTGACCGGCTTGCGTCGCGGACACAACCTTCATACTGGATGCCGTCGCACCCTCACCGACCTCGATATGGTCGAAATCCGATTCCATCGACGTGCCGGCTGCAGTCCTGCCATCCCAGTGGATGGTGACCACGCCCAATTCGGACGACAGGACCGGCTTCGATGGCACGGAGCATGGAGTCGTGTCAGATTCGACCGTGACCACGGAAACCTCAGACCATTCGCCGATCTTGTCAGAGTACGTTGGCACAGCCCTGACCCTGACCTCGATTTGTGTGCCACAGTCCAAGCCGCCGAATCCAAGCTGCGTCTTATCGGTCGTGCCGGCGGAATGCCAGGTCGCGCCATCCTTATGCAACTTCCACTCGACCGTATAGGTGGAGATTTCGATTGACGTGTCGTTCGTGGCCTGCGTGACCGCGCTCCACGAGGCTGTGGCCAGACCATGCGCATAGCCATCCGAGCCTATATATGCGTCGGTCTGCACAATCAATCCGAGAGGGGCTTTCGGCACGCGATGGTCACGGTTTGACGAGGCGGTCGTGCCGCCCTCGCTACCGGCCAATGCGGCGCCACCGGTAATGCCCTTGATCTTCTTCGCCTGACGCACGCTCGCATCATACTTGATGTCGTTCAGTGCGATGCTGGCGGATAGTCCCTCGCCCTGGCGCATGCTCAGGTCGATTTCCTGAACGCGTACCTTCTCCCCATGCGTGATGGTCGGAGCCGTAATCCAATCGCCGGCATGATAATCGACGAGCGGCAGACTGTCCACGTCGCTGATGACCAGATTGCGCGTGTACTGGCCTCTCACTCTCGCCGAATTATTCAGAGTGGACTGCATAAATGCTTGAGCGGTGCCCTTGTCGGACACGCCACCCTGCGAGCTGTAGGACTCCCACTTGCCCCAAGGCGTAGGAGCAGCCGGATTATCCATACGGAAAAGCAGATTATTGTCACCCTCCACGAGGATCGTGCTGGCCAGATCCGCGATGGATTCCTCGAATGGCGCCTCGCCGATGTCGCGCGCCAGTCGCAGGATGACGATTTTACTTAGGTCGCGGCTCAAGGCGGCGCTATCCGCATTCCACATTTTGAGCGTCCTACCGGTGGTGCGCCAGTCGCATCCGCCGCCATTGACGAGAGAGCTCAGGATGGTCTGCAGATCCGCGCCAAGCGAATAATACAAAGTGTATTTTTTATTCCAGGCATCACCATTCGAATCTTTGGCCGTGTCGAAGCCGAGTGACAGGCCTGTTGCCACGCCACCGCGCTGCCTGTTCTCATCCAAAAGTGTCTTCAGTATCGTGCCCGGATTGGCTGAATAGAAGGGCCTCTTACCCTTATTGTCGCCGTCCGCGAGCAGATGGCTGGAATCGTTGTTCTCCGCCTTGCTCAGGAGCCAGCTTATCGACTGGCCACTGTAGGTGACGGTGCGAGTCCGGTCATCGGTCTTGCCGCTACGGCCAGTGATGACGTAGCGCGCGTTGTCCGGCTCACGATAGCCTGTGCCGTCCGATACCTCCACGGCCACTTCGAGGCCATCGGCAAGCTCTCGGTCGAATGCCTGCGCGTCGCCGGAAAGCATGGAGTATTCGATGCTGATCGCGCCATCGTCATTGTGCAGCATCGAAGCGCTGAAGCTCACCGGCTCCGCCAATACTCCGATTCTCGCGCCGAAAGGCCTGTAGGCCACGAGACGAGCATGCAAAGATTTAGCCATAATCACTCCCAAGAAGGTCTGAAACGGCACGTCACCGCAGACGTACTGGACTGTTTGACCTGCAGCGCGTAGCTGCCGGAATCGGCGGCAGGCCACACCTGCAACGGTTCGCTCGTCCAATCAATGCCAGCAGTCACATCAGTGCCACCAGTCCAAGCGTTATTGCCACCTGCGGTCCACGCGCGACGATTACCGGCATCAAGATAAAGATTCGACGTATTCGGCCCGCTCCACTTAATATCCGTGCCGGTCACCGGGTCGGACACAGTCACGGACGACACGTTAGAAAAACGGAGGATGAGATTAAGCAGCGGAGCATTAGAATACCACCCCTCACTGCCGGGCTTGGCCTCGCCGTGAAGGAATACGCCGCCCGCAGCTGGAAGCGTGGCAGTCTGCCAATCACCCTGCCAAAACACGTCAGGCAGTTGAAAGACAGCCGTGGCGGCACGGTGGTCATTCCACGGTATTTCGTCACCGTCCGGCTGACATGACGTGCACACCGCGTTAGCGGTCATGCGGCGCGCCAGACCGGTGGACACGTCACGCTCCACACGAGTCAACTCGGACGCGAGGCGGCAGAGACGATAAAAGCGATGCATCAAAGTATCCGCACCACTGCCATCCGTAATGAATTTCAACGTGATTTCCGGCGCGTCGAAAGCCACCGGACCAGCCGGAAGCATGACGCCGTTCCGGCCGTTCACGGTCACGGAATTGATACGTGGGCTGATGCCCGTGAAATGGGTGGTGCCGACTATCAGGTTCGAATGCTCACCGGTCAGCTGCTGACCATTGATGAGATAATCCGTGAGAATCATTGCACCACCCTTTTCGCTTGTGTGTCACCATTGCGGCATCGCAGCCGTCTGCAATTTCTGCTGCGTGCTTATCGACGTCGGCGAAATCGCCGGATAATTAAAAGTCTGCGTGACGAAAGTGTTGCCACCACCGCCAGCATTGAGATTCGCGCGCCCCGACTTCGACGCATCCACGTCGAAGCCGCCGTTGATCTGCGCGTTCATTCCATTGACAGTGCGCTGCACGTCCTTCCAGCCCTGCCGCAATGACTTGTCAAAGCCCTGCATGATCGCCAAGCCGGCAGGCTTAAGCATCACCTTGTCGTAGCTGAGCGGACCCTTGTGTCTGACGATCCAATCGCCGATGCCGCTCACAAAGCTCTTCACTCTGCCGAATGCGGATCTCAGTCCATTGAGCAGACCATTGATGATGCTCGCGCCAGCGTTCCACAGCCACGCGCCAGCACCGGCGAAGCAGCCCATGATGGCGCTGCCGATGCCGCCAAGGAAGCCAAGCACGCCCTGCACGGTACCATGCACGATCTGCCTGAATCCATTCCACGCCTGCGACCAATTGCCGTTGATGATACCAGTCACCATGTTGATGACGCCCTGGATCACATTGACAATGCCGCTGACGACCGAAGCGATCCCGTTGATGACGCCCTGGATGAACGGCAGCATGGCCTGCACGGTCGGCAGAAGCGTCGAGACGATGAAACCGACGATCGTGGAAATGATGGTGGACACCAATGGCGCGAGAGCCTGAATCACCGGCATGAGCGCCTGAATCACGGCCATGACCTCATTGATCACGGTAATGACGATAGGCTGGATGCCTTGGATGGCCGGAGTGATCGCCGTGATCACGGAGGTCACCACGGTCAGAACGCCTTGGATCACCGGCACCAAAACGCTCACCAAGGTGGTGATTATCGGCGTCAGCAGCGGGATTATCTGACCGATCACATTCGTGATCACCGGCATAACGGCGGCGGCCAATTGGCCCAAGGCCGTCATGAGCGCCTGAATCGACGGCTGCAGCATTTGGAATGCCTGCTGCAGGCTGGCTAAAACGTTTTTCAGCACGTCGCCGAACTGCGCGCGCAATTGCGGGCTCGTGGCAATCAATCCGACCAGAGCGCCAATCAACAAGGTGATAGGCCCACCAAGACCACTCAGCACTCCACCGAACTTCGACAAAAGGCCGCCAATCACCGGCACGCCCTTCAACCCGCTCAAAACGCCGCCGAGCCCAGCCGCGCCAAGCAAGCCGGTCACGACGGCGATGGGACCGGACAAGCCGGACAATTGACCCGCGAAGCCATTGAAATCGATTTTGCCGATCTTGTCGGCGACCACACCGAACACCTTCTCCAGCGGCGGTCCGATCTTCTGCGCCAGCTGAGCAATCTTGTCGAACAGCGCGGTGATGAGCGGTTCGACGGCCTGCGCCATCTTGATGACCGCACCGCCGACACCACCGAAAGCAGCGATGAGATCATTGCCGACCGAAGTCTTCAGCCCGGCGATCTCATGCTGGAGAATGGTCATCTTGCCCTGCGGGGTCTGTGCCAAGGCCTTGTTGATGCCACCGAAGTTGGCTTCCAACACCTGCGCGGCCATGGCTGCCTTTTCGGACGCACTGCCTTCCTGGAGGACTTTCTTCTGCGCGTCGGTCATGGTCACGCCATATTTCGACAGTGCCGTGGCGCTGCCGGTCATGACCTTGCCGAGCAGATTCGCTATCTGCACGCCATCCTGCGCCGTCGCGTTGTAACCCTTGTTGTTGGCGATCATGTCCGCCAAAGCGGGCGTCAAAGTCTTGACCTGATCCGCCGTCAGCGCGAAAGTGCCGAGCTGCGCCTGAGCGGCCTTCAACGTGCCGCCGGATATGACGCCGGTCTGGCCAAGCGTCTTGTTCAGGCTGAGCAGCGACTTCTGCTCCTCGTCCGTCCAATTGTTGTTCTTGGCGACCTGTTGGAATTTCGCGGTCACCTCACCGGCCTTGAGCGCCGCAGCGACGGACTGCTTACCGAAATTCACCAAATATCCGGCGGCGGCAGTAGCGGCTCCGGACACGACGGTGGCCATGTCCTTCGCGGCGTTGCCGATACCGGACACGGCCTTCGACGCGAAGCCGGACGCCTTGCTCAACCCGGAATGCAAGGCGCTGCCGGCTTTCGTCGCCGCATTACGCGCACCCTCCGGCAGCGCGTTCCACACGGCCGAAAACTTGCTCTTGATGGACGACGTGACCTCGCCAGCCGTCGTGCCGATCTTCCGCATCGCGGAATTCACGCCTGGAATCGTGCCTGCGATCTGCCGTCCCGCCGAGACGAATCCCGACGCCATGCGGGAGAAAACGTTCCTGGACTTGTCCGCTTCGGACGCCAATTGCGTCTCAAGATCCTTGAGCCGTCCATGCGCAGCCCTGAGATTGTCAGACGCCGCCTTGAGATTGTCAGACGCCGCCTTCTGCCGGATCTGCGCCTGCTCCAATTTGATGGCCGCAGCCTGAGCCTGCGTGCTGTCAGCACCATATTTTTGCGTGGCCGCGTTCAGCTTCTCCTGAGCTGCCTGCACCTGCACGGACGCGGCCTTGTATTTCAGCAGCGCGTCAGTATTCTTCTGACTCGCCTGCGCCACATCCTTCTTAAAGGATTTCAAAGCATCGGAATTCAATTCGGCGGCACCACTGCTGAACCCGTTTTTGAAGGCGCTGCCGATCTGCTTGCCCTGCTGCACCCCGTTAAACCCTTTGGAAAAGGCGTTTTTCAGGTCGGAGACTGCCTTGCCGGTTTCTTTCGCCACGTTCTGGCGGAAGCCCTTCATCTGCGGGAAAATGCTCACATGAGCGGAACCCAGCTCGCTACCGCCAGCCATGACAGCCTCCTCTATTCACTTGTCTTTTTGAAGCCGAAGATGCTGCTCATCGACTCCAAAGCCGCACGACGCTCCTCATCGGTCACTTCGACGTGCCTTTCCCCAGCTTTTTCGGGCGCGAGGTCGCCAAGAATCGACGTGCCACCGGCCTGAATCGCGGTGATGATGGCCGTCGCGTCCATCGGCAGCACCATATGCACGGCAGACATGCCGCAATACGTCGACGGATCAGCCGAAAGGCTCTCCCACAAGGCAATCGCGTCCGCATAGCGGAGCCTGCCGCCCAGATCGGCCTGCAGACTCCATCCACGCGCCGCGAAATCAGCCCTTATTCGGTCGCCGTCTTCCCCTCGAAGGAGCTGGCAGAAGCCGACGATTTTCCCAAATCAGCGCCCTGCACCTTGGCAATGATTTCGCCATAAGCGTTGAGGATGTTCATAGGCACCATGACCGGCTCCTTCGCCAGCTCCTTGGCCGCATCCTCACCGGCGAAAGCAGTCAGCATGTCCTTCAACGTCTGAATCTGCTCGACATCCGACTTAATGTCGGACAGCTTCACGAAATCATCAATCGACAGCGCCAAAGGCAGCTTGTAAATGTGGCCATGCGGTGCCAAAAACCATACGGAGCCGTCCTTGATGAGATGCTTCACGTCCATCTGCGCGGCGACAGCCTCAAGCGCCTTGTCCTCATCCTCCTGAGTCCAGGCTTCGAAATCGGCGGCTGAGGGCATCACGTTCTTGGTCATTTCTTCCTTCTTTCAAACGACTGTAAAAATTCCTTTACGTTCATGAATGAAGAGGAAGAATCCCAGCACATGCGAAGAAAGGAAGAAAGAAACACATGCTGGGAAGAATCAATGTCAGTCGGCGACCGGCTGAGACTCGGAATCATCAGTCTGATGATCGCCGGTATGAGAATCGGATGAAACAGTCGGAGTCACGAAGGACTCCAAATACTTGCTGCTGCCGGAATCGCAGACGTCATCCTGAATCCATTCGATGGTCCAAGCGTCACCGGTGTTCTTGCCGGAGGTCTCCTGACCCTGCTCGTTGCCGGTCAGATTCACGACACCTAGACGACGGCGGTGCGTGCCGTTCTTGAAAACGGTCTCCTTATAACAAAACCACTTGCCATCCTGGATCACATCGGTCACGTGATAGACGCCATTGGTGTCCGGCGTTCCGATGGTCATCTGGCGCGTGATGCTGTTATCCTCGGCCACCGTGAACTGTTCGGTCAGCGAAGCCGTGCCATTAACGCTGTAGCCAGGCTGATGGAACTTAATCGCATCATCGGCGTCGCGGCCGGGCTGCGGTGCGCCATCCTCGGTGATGAGGCCGACGAAACCGCCTTTGCTGAAAATCTTGTCCAAGCCGGTCTTCACATCGGCCACGGTCGGCGCGATGAGATCAGAGGTCAGCTTCTGAGTCGCGTCATAGGGTGCGAAACGGTAGGCGCTTGTAACCACGATCTTCGCGGCGCTAAGGTCATTACCTGCTGAATCAGCTGCCATATTTTTGTCCTTTCAAACAAAAAGGCGCTGAAACACTTGGTTTCAACGCCTTAAAAAATATTGAATTATTGGAATTCCCCAATAATGGAGAATTCGAGAGTCAGATAGCATCTGGCGATATTCGCGTCCTCGGCCACGAAATACGGACCATTGCACCCGTCCTCTTCGATTGCCGCGATCGGAGAACCATCAAGCGAGCAAATCGCCGGGTCGGTGAGCAAACCGTAGATCCGTGCCGCCAAGTCACGGCAGGATTTCGGAGCGGCACGAGCCCCATAACGCACGGTCACGCCGACGCTCCTATCGAAGAGCACGCGATTCGACTGCGATCCGCCATCATCACGCACCACGACGAGCGGCCGCGAGCCGTCGTAATCGTCCGGCTCACGATTCGAAACGATGATTGTCGGGAAAGACGATTTCAACCGTGCGCGCAGATACGAGCACAGCCAAAGCTCAAGATCCGGTGGCAAGACCATGGTCACGACTTGCCTGCCTTCAACGCCTTGCGGAGATTGCCCGTCTTCGATTCCACGAGCAGGGTCTTCGGATCAGTGCCGACCACCATGCATGTGGTTCGATGCGCATGCTTGACCTCCTCGATCTGGAGGCCATCGCGATACGCTCCCGTATCAACCGGAGCATGAGATTGCGCATATGCGAGCGTCTTCTCGGCGGCACGACGGGTCATGGCCTTGACGCCAGCCGAATTCATCAATTCGTCGAAATAGCGGTCGTTGAATTTGACCATCACACCCATCACGTCACCCCCTGTACTCGGATAGTGGAATCTCGACCGTCGGCTGCCACGACGTGAAAGCGTTCACGTCACGCGACGGATAGCCGGACACCTCCCAGCATCTGCCGTCATCCGGCAATGCTTGAATCCTGTCACCCGGCATGATGTCGAGAGTCGGATCTGGAGACGTGAGGTAAGCCGTGCTCGTGGTCTGCTCGCGCAGACCGTCGGGCGTGCGCGTGCTGCTGGAGCTGGCGAGAGCGCCGGTGAAATCCAAAGTTTCCGGATTGGACCAGTCCTCGCCAGCCTGCTCGCCGGAATACGTGTCATCGACTTTCCTCGCACGCAGTCGCCGCCATTTGGTGGCGCCCGGCATACGCCATCCGCCGCCACCGGCATTCATGTCGTCAAGCAGGCTCATGGCAATCCTCCAAGCCTGTAGGGCTTGAGCTTGTCCTTCTCCGCCTGCATGAGCGACACCACGTCGAAACTCGCGCTGGAGCCGTTCGTGGACTGCGAAGTGACGAGCCCGACCGGACTCATGCCCGCTCGCTTCGCGGCACTGATGAGCACCTGCTGCACGTCCGGCGCATCATCATAGCCGGCATGGATCGCGTAGCGGATGGCCGCAACGCCGGCCGGGAAGCCACCGGAAAGCGACTCCACAAGACCCGTCTCAGGGTCATAGGCGTAGGCCAGTGGATTGCCCTGACGGTCGGTCAATGATTCAATGCTCGTCACATGACGTGCGGGCAATCGAATCACCGTGCCACCGCGAGTGTTCAGCGTTCCCGTCAAGGCCGCGTTCGGCATGACATGCCAACCACACTCGCGGCGGATGGCCGCCTGCGCGGCCCTGAGCCGGAAGGCGGCGTCATCCTCGAAAGCCGAAGGGTCGGCAATCATGTCAGGAACCACATTCACATCACTCATGCCGACCCCCACGCTTACTCTGCAGCCATCAGGCCAGCCGCAATCAGAGAATTGACCAGGGCGTCGAATTCGCTCTTGGTTGGTGTGGCGCCGGCGGCCAAAGCCACATGCGTTGCAGGCTTCACTGCAGCGCTGCCAATATCGGTCGGCTTGCCGTTGGCCCCGACGAAGACCACATCGGCCACGTTGGCATTCGGGTCAAGTTTCGCCGCCGAGGCTGGAATCACTCGAAACTGTCGAGCCATATCACGTCTCCTTACTTAAGGGTCAGCTTGACGAAAGCCTTCGGCTTGCGCACGGCCAAAGCCACACGTTCCTTGGCGCGAATGGTCACCAGATCGGAGATGAAGTCGGTGTCATTGGAATTGGTGGCCTCGACCGTCACGCCGCCCTTGCGATAGAAGGTGGCAGCGCCCTTAAAGGAGCCGACGATGGCTGTGCCGGCGTCGACAGCGGGAGTCACCACGGTGTCCAGACCCCAGAGGCGCGGAGTGATGGTCAGCGCGCCGCCATTCACGCCGTAGAACGGTCCGCCGCCGATGAAATTGCCATCATTGTCCTTCTTCAATCGAATGGCCTCATAGTCTGTCGGATTGATGACAAGGGCATCCGGCATCATGCCGGTCGTGGTGGAGATCATCGACTGCGCGTGCAGTACGGCAACGTCATTGCCGGCGTCGGTAGCGGTGTATGACTGGATTCCTTCACGATTCAGCAGGCCCTTGATGTTCTTGCCGGTGCCGTCGCCGTTGAGCAGCTGCTTCTCCTCGACGATGCTCAAGTCGTAGAGCAGGCGTCCATCGATGTCGGACTTCAGGAATTCGAGGTCGGTGATCATATCGTTGGATTCCTTGATGAATCCAGCGATTGTGGATAATGCGTCGGTGTGCTCTGTCGCGTCGGCGTAATGGATCTGGCTGAATTTCTCGCCTTCGCCGACGGTTTCGAAATCGCCTTCCTTTTCGCCTTCCACGTAGTAGGTGATGGCCTGTCCGCTCATCGCGCCGATACCGAATAGGTTGGTGATGGTCGGACGGCGGTAAGCCTGGACGAAGTTCGGGTCCACGTAGGTCAGCAGGGAGCCGTACACGCCGAACGGTCCGCCGGTGACCTGCGTGTCAGTGTTGGCTTTGCGGTGCGGAGCCCATTCCGGTGCTGCGATTGACGCTCCCGAAACTCCCTTTATCTTCGCCAGCTGTTCGCCGATGTTCTTCACGACGAAATCGCCAAGAGATTCGCCAGATGCGGCTCCGCTCTTCTGGGTGTCCGCCAAATTGTCTGTCAATCCCGCGAAACGCTTATGCACTGCATCCAACGTTTCGATGGAATCCTGCAATTCGTGCGCTTCGGCGTTCAGCCCCTTCAGCTTCTCGATGTCGGAAGCGGTGAGATTATCCTCGCCCTTGTCCAGCACCGCTTCGATGGCGGCCTTGGTCTTGGCGAGACGATCATTGAAACTCATTTGGTCTCCTTGTTGTCCTTGCCGCCAGTGACCAGTTCACGGGCGGATTTGATTACATTCAGACGCTCGGCCTTCTCGGCCTCCGCGTCCCTACCCTTATCAGGGGCAAGCTTCTTATCCTGTTGCTCGCCGGTCTTGGAATCATCCGGCTTATCTTCGTCGGAAGTGTTGGAATTGTCGGAATCGATGCCTTCCAGCACCTCGTTCAGCGACGCCAATGCGGCACGAAGCTTCTCCTCGTTGGCGGAGCTGATGGCGCGACCTGACTTGACGGCCAGGATCTCGGCCTGCTGGTTCGCGGCCACCGGCACCACGCTGATCTCGAAAAGCTTGATCTGCTGGAATTCGGAATGGCCGCCCCACGGGCCGTCGCCCTTTTCCGTGATCCAAGCGGTCTTCGTCGGCACGAAGCCGATGCTCATCTGATGAACCCTGCCATCCTTGAGCAGGTCGTAAGCCTGCTGGGCGGTCGGATTATCCTCGATATCGAGCTGGGCCGAGATGAGCAGGCCCTTCTCGTCCTCGACGGCGCTCAAGGTGCGTCCGATGATGTCGGTCGGCTTGCCGTCCTGATGGTTCCAATGGATCGGTATGCCTGCTCCGCCGTCGTAGTCCTTTTCCAGGGTCTCCGCGAAAGCGCCCTTGGCGATCACGTCGCCCTGCAGGTCCTTGTTGCCGAAAGTGCTGGCGTATCCGCTGAACACGCCTTCGCCTGCGGAATCGTCCAAGGATTTCACGTTGAATCTGAGCTGTTTGAGATTCACTGTCCTTCTCCGTTCACTAGATTGTTCTGTTGCGCGTTCTGCGTCCTGCCGCCGTCCTGCGGGCTGGGCTGCCCGCCGGTTGCCACATTCAATGGCGTCACCAATTCGTCGCCACCATCAAGCTTCGGATAGTTGAGGATGCGCCGTGCCTCGTTCGTGGTCATGAAACTGCGCCCAGTGGCCGTGCTGAGCGCCTGATACTGCTCGGAGAACGTGCCGCGCAGCTTCGCATCCACATTCGCTTCGATGTAGGCGTCCGGCTGGCCGAGCGCGTCTGGCAGAAGCAGATTGAGCGACTGTTCGAAAGCCACGATGTACGGCATCAATTCCACATTCCACATCTGCTCCTTGAAGGAAGCGATGTTGGAATTCGTGCCACTGCGAAAGCCAAGATTCTCCGGCGCGATATGGAAGGCGTTGGCCACGTCTATGCGAATCTTGTTCCTCGCGTCGATGTCCTGCATGTCGATCGGTTTGAAGGCGTCCACGGTCTTGATTTCCATGCCGTCGTTAAGCAGCGGCCAGCCACCGGCAAGATTCCCGCCGGACTTGTAATTGCGCATGCCCTGCACGAATTCGTCCTGCGCCTCCTGCGAGGGCCACGGCATCTCCTTCGGACGGGAGATGTACGCCGGAATCTGACCGCCGTTCTTGGCAATCGCACGACGATATTCGGCCATCTCACGCGCCTCCGCCAGAAGCGGGGCGAGAGTGCCGGACACGGGAGAACCGCCGATGCCGGACGTGCTATAGCCCACATCCAGCAGAATCTGCGGGTCTGGCAGTTTGAAATACTGGCTTCCTTCCGGCTGTCCGGTACTGATCTGCACGCCGGTGATCTCATCAAGAGTGTTGCCGGAAAGAGTGAAATTCTGCACCGGAATACGCCGCAGCCACAATCTGCCGGTCTTCTTGTCGGCATCGAGCAGGCAGAGCCAACGATCATTGAGCAGACCATCGCAGAGCAGCGAGTAGAAGAATCGGTAGCGTGTCATGCCAGGAAGCACACTCGGCTTTGCCATCAATTGCGCCAACGGGCTTGTGGTGTCCTCCACGCGGTCACCGTCAGGTTGGCGAGTGTAGACCTTGAACGGCATGCTGGCGATATTCCGCGCGATATGGTCGATGACGGTACGCACCGCAGCCTCACGATCATAAACGCCAGTGCCGAACCAGTCGATTGGAATCTGCGCCACCTGTGAAATGTTCACTGGCGATTCGGAGAACTTCTGGGCCACGGATACCGGGCTTTTCTTGAGCCATCTGGAAAAGAACCCCATGAAACCTCCTCACTGGGTCATACGACTGCGAAATGGGTCACGCTCGGCGCATATTTCGGTGTCTCCGCTTCGACTTGCATGGTCTCCAACGCATAAAGCGCCTGAGATTCGGCAACCAAGCCGGAAATCTGCAATGCTGATTTCGTCCGGTCCCACACCTCGACCTCGCCAAGACGCCGTGACACAGCCACCGAAACCTGCTGTTCGACGGCAGGCTGCGGCAAATGCCGCAATTTTCCTTCGCGCACACGGTCCAGGAAGCGGCCGCAGCACGCGCCGAGGCGGAAACCCTCGATGAGATGCACGTTCCAGCCTTTTTCGGTGAGCGGGTCGATGAAATCGACTGCCGGACATCCCTTCGACTGCACTGCTATCTCGCAGATGCCCGGCCAGCTCTCACGAAGCAGATCCAAAAAGTGCGGCACCCACAGCATGCCGTCACGACGGGCGATCAACTCCACGTGCGGCAACCCGTCCGCACGCATTCCGGCAGCGGCCACATACGTTGTCTTACGGTCAGCCGACGTGTCCACGGACAGTACGACGCGATTCTCGTCCGGAATCGTGGACCGCGAATCAATGCCGCTGGCCCACATTTTCGGATTGATGAAAGGAATGATGTCAGCAGTGACCCACTGGCACAGGACCTCAGTACGAAAAGCGGCCTCGGTCATGCCGTCAATATCGGATCTGACGCTCATGACGGTCATCGGCCCATAGCCGAGCGACGGATTCGCCTGCCGGATCGCGTCGGCATCATCCACCGGACACTTGTCCGGAGCGCTCCATTCGAAATATCCGAAAGAGCCGTCCTGCTCGCCGGACAGGAACACGTCGACCGGATTGCCGCCGTCTGCGCTCAGTCGCGTCCACTCGTCAACAAGCTTGCGGCCTTTGTCCACCTGCTTGCGCAACGCGATGGAACGATAGTCGCCAGCGTTCGAAATGCCCCATAATTGGCTCGACCAGACCGCCTTCGTGGTCTGGCTGACCGCGTTCCAGCCATCATCAGTATGCTGCTCACGAAGCTCATCGAACACGACACGCGCAGCCGATTTCGCGCGGATATTCTTATCGGCGCGGACGATATACCGGGCCTTGCTCCTCGTGATGATTGCTTCCTCGCCGTTCGTATTGACGAATTTCTGCGTCATCGCAGCGAGATCCGGAATCACCAAATCCGCTTCCTCATCAGTAGAAGGCTGAGGATTGCACCACTCCTTGACCTGATTGTAAGGCCCCTTCGCATTGTCCAACGTCTGCGCGGCACCGACCACAAGAAACTTCACGGGCGGCACCCTGTCCGGATGCTTGTTCGAGTCCACGAACAGCCACCATGCGGCCAGAACGCCCATCAGCGTTGTCTTCCCATTCTGACGGGCCACAAGCACAATCACCTTGCGGAAACGATACGAACCATCCTCAAGCAATTCGAGCGCATGCACTAAAAGCCACTGCTGCCACGGATAAAGGTGGACATGCAGCATGATCTCCGCGAACGCGATCACCGCGAAACCATTGCTCGTCTCCCTCGTCAACGGACGCAACGGCGGCGTAAAGATACGCGGCAAGGTCACGCCATGCCTCTCATCATCGACGGCACCGAAAACCGTAAGATTCTCAGCCGCCATCGGACACCACCTCTCAGCCGAACCGCTTCATAAACTCGTCCATCGCGATAACCTTGCCGTTCTTTGACTCCTCGGCCTTCGGCTCAGGCCTCGCCTTCGCGGGACGCCCCACCTTGGCGGGCTCCACCAACGTCAAACCAAGCGACTGGCAGTATTTCAAAAACGTCGGAACCGACACATTGTCCAATTTCCCGTTCTCATCGATAAAACCCGTCTCGCAAACCGAATCAATCCGAGCAGCAAGGACACGCGCAGCGGCCACGACAGCCGCATTCTCGGCACGCAACGACTTCGCATTACGCAAAGACCTCTCCAACGCATCAGCCACGGACTCATGCGGAAAACGACGCTCGGAAACACCCTTCTTGACTGCCATAAAGCCTCCTTCGCGCGCGACCCATCAACAAAAAACTTATCGGGGAGAGGAAGAGCAACCACGCGGGCAGTGGGTCGGTTCGGGGTGGTTTTCAGGATTTCACCGCCCCTACCTCGTCGGGGTTGGTTTCGAATGCTGTTGTGAATGCTTTGATTGCGTTTGTGAATCGTATGATGAGTTCGTCTGTGTTTGGTGGCTTGGGCGTGATGAGTGTGGTGTAGCAGTCGCCGACCGTGAAGGTGTTGACTTCGTTGTGGGTGACGTTGATTGGGATGTTGACGGTGAATGAGCTGATTGGGAATGTCTTGTCGCTGATTGTGGCGGTGAGCTCTAGCGTGACTGGCTGCTGTGGCATCATTGCCTCCTGCTCATGCTGTTGTTATCCATTGTCTTGAGAGTGTTCCGATTGGTGCTGGCGGGTCTTGGTTGCCGCGCAATCGGTTGCAGCTGGTGTGGCTTGGTTTGAAGCCTGCCGGGTCGAATTGGAGCTCGGGGTGCTTCGAGACGGGATAGAGGTGGTCGAGGTTGAAGCTGTCATCGCTTGTGTTCTTCGGTGCTGAATAATCTATCGGCATGCCGCAGAGCCAGCAGACTGCATGCCGTGCTTTGCATTGGTTGAAGAATGTTACTTTGTCTTTTTCGAATTGGCGTGTGGTCTTGCGGATTCTTGGCATGTGGTCACCGCCTTGTGGTGCTTCGTGCCGGAGTCGGACCGGCGCGGGTGGAATGCGTTGTTGTCATCATGGTTGCGTGTGCAGTATGGCGCCATGGTTGGTTGGGGTCCGACCGTTGGTATTTGCGCTATTCCGCCTGCTCTGCCGTTGAGCTATCGAAGCTGGATATGAAAAATGGTCCAACCATCTCTGGCGGACCATTTTACAAACATACGACAGTATAGCATTTTAATTGTGACAGTCAAGCATGGCGGTTATTTCTCCGAGGTTGAACACGTACTCTCCTTTGTGTTTTGTCGGCGTGGCGTGGAGTTTGCCTCTGGTGAGCCATTGGCGGATCTGGTCGCTGGTGCAGTGGATGTCCATTTTGGCGAGGTAGCGTGCGACTTCGACTGGTTTTCCGGTGTATTCGAGTTGCCAGAGTTTGTTGTCGCGTTCGGCTTTGATGGCTTGGACTCCGCCTTGCCATTTGCAGGCTGGGCATGTCCATGTTTCGGCTTGTGGCGTGCTGGTGGCTTGGTGGCCGCATTTTGGGCAGGTGCCGATGATGACCATGGCTTCTTCCGGGGTCAGTGCTTGTTCGTTGCGCCGGATGATTCGCTGCAGTGCCTTGTAATCGTCTGCTGCTGTGCTCATGTTGAGGACGGTGTGCCGGTTGCTGATGATGGCATACCATGCTTTCCGCCAGTCGTATCTAGCGTATGCCGCTCTGATTTTCCCTGCTTGTTCGGCGAGCCATGCTTCCGATTCTGCGATGAGGTCTTGCGCATGGGTGTCGATTGGCAGTGGCGCGTTGCCTTTGTTTGGCGTGTGGCCTGTGGGGCCGATGTGCGCCTGACGGAGCATAATGCTTCGCAGCGCTGGCAGCTGGACATGTCCGAGTTGGTAAATCATGCCCCAGTAGTCGGCGGTGCATTTGGCGCAGAGCGTGCCGCTGGCGGGTTTGCCGCAGTGCAGGCAGGTCAAATCCGGCTCCTTTCGTCATGTTGTTTGATGAGTGCGGCAATTTCGGCTTTCGGCACTTGTGGGACCAGTCTGGCGGTTTCTTCCAAGGTGATGCCATCCTCGTGCCATTTCAGGATCATTTCCTCAAGGATTTTCTTCACTGATATTCCTCCACCGTGTCGCAGCCGACAGTCGTGCCATGATCGGTCAGACAGGCCCATGTCACGTCGCCGGTCTTGACCGTCTTCATGCCGTAATCATGATGCGTGCCCACATACCAGTACGAGTAGATGCTTACTCCCATCAGGAAGAGCGTTGCGGCGAGGGATACCACCAGTACGACAATCAGAATTTTCTCAACCTTGTCCAATCCGCCCATCAGTCACCGTCCTTTTCATTTTCGAGTTCCGTGATTTTCCTAACCAGCACCGTCAGCACTTTCTGCCGTGGCCCGAACGCCAAAGCCTTCCAAACGTCCGACAAGCCAGCCCAGTCGATTTCGGCGAGATGTTCAAGCAGTGGCCGCGCGTGTGAACCGTCGCAGTATCCTTCGCAGTAGAGCGGCAGTCCCCGCATGGTCGCGTCCTTCGCATACCAGAACGCTTTCCTCAAGTCTTCGACGCCGTTCTTCGACTGCCAGCGGTAGCAGTATTTGGCCACGTTACCCCAGTCGAAACTCAACAGGCGGGTCAGTTCGATGCATTCGAACGGGCCGTTTTCGTAATGCTTTGGATGATTGACGTTGTCACTCATTTTTGGAACTCCTTAACTGATTGTGAATATGATGATCGGGGCGACGCACAGGCAGACGGTCAACACGATGCCGAACGCGATTTCAAACGGGTTGTGTTTCATTCGACGGTCTCCTTGTATGGGTTTTCGCTTGTGTGTGGCGGGAAGTCGCATTCCTGGTCTTTCCACCCGGCGGCGTAACCTTCCTGCCATGCCTTGCGGCGTTCGTGTTCCAACCATTCCAAGCTGCACATGGTTACTTGTTCGTCGTGTTTCATGATTTCTCCTTGTTGAGTTTGTCGGCTAATTCGCAGGCCTTTTCGTCTGCCTGTGCGGTTTCTTCGTCGCGTCCGAGCGCTTCGAGCACGTGGCGGCATTTCCATGTGTGCACGTGGCGTTTCGACGGTGGTATGCCGCTCATGTTGGCGCGGCGTTGGCACCAGCCTTTCCACAGTCGCGTCCAGTCGTTGACGGTGTGTGTTTCGCCGTAATGCCGTGAATTGAATGCGTTCCATGCGTCCGACAGGTCGAGTTTCGGATAGTTTCGGATGATGTCGGCGTTGGCGTGCGCCTTCTCCCTCACTAGCTCGAAGTCGCTTACCCCGATTTCTTTGGAGAAAGAAGAAGAATATTCTTCTTTCTCTTTCTTATCGGGTACGGGTACGGGAACGGGGCATGAGTTTGCCATCGACTTGCCATCGGTTTGCCATGCGTTTGCCATAGGTTTGCCATGGCATTTGCCATCGGTTTTGCCATTTTTGCCATTTTCGTCAACGGTTTTCCGTTTCCACCGACGGTCCGCGCCCCTCTTGCCCGCTTCGCTCCGCTTCCGGCGCAGAGCGTCCACTTCCTCCCCGTCCGGCTGATAGTCGCTCCAATCGTGGAACCAATAGCCATCCCGTTCATCGTCACGCTCCCACAATCCGACATCGCACAGTTCGCGCACGGAATCATCGGAGCCACGGAACATCGGCACCATGCGAGCTGACACGAACCCGCCAGTCAACTGCTGTGCCGACCATGAGCCGGAACGGAGCCACAATGCGGTAGCCCCGTCCGACAGCATGGCGGTCTTCGGGTTCGAGAAGAACGAATCATCCACCTTGAACCACATCGCCCCTGTTCCACTTCCTTGAATTGCATGAACGGCACATGGTCTGAAGATTCTCCATGGTGTCCTCGCCGCCAAGACTCCACGGGATGATGTGGTCAAGGCTCAGATGATCGGTGGCTCCACATTCGACGCAACGGTAATGGTCACGCTCATACACGGCCTTGCGAAGCTTCTTGCTGATCGGCTCCCTTGATCGCGGGTCGAAGCGTCTGAAGCTTTTGATGTGGTAGACGGGTTCGCGCAGACGAATCTTGTCGGTCTTCGTGATGAGTCCTGCATCTATGAGCGCCTGAAGCTCTTCATCTTCACCATCGAGGACATATCGGAAGTCTACGTATGGTATGTCTCCGTAACTTTCGTTGTCTGAGCACCAAGAGATCATCATCACGTAAATGCCTATGGATGCGGGGTTCTTGTCCATGAGGTTCAGCATCGTTTCGTCCCGATACCAAGAGACTGGAATCTGGAAATAGCCCATCGCTCATTCCTCTCCTCTTGTGATTCCGTTATGTTCCATCCAGATGGCCTCCTGCCGTGGCGTGGTGCAAGGCAGGCCGTCGAAGTTGAGGTTCGCCCAACCGCTGCCGACGTGCGGCTGGGCCATGATGTCCAATGCTTCCGCGATCTCCACCAAGTCCGGTGGCGGCATGAGAAGAATTCCAACATCTTCCATCACATGCTCCCGAATCGCCTGTAGAATTCGCTGTCGGTCATGCCATACAGCGGATCCATGCCAGTTGTCGGCTTGCGCGCGGCCAGCTTGAATCCGCAGTAGGGGCAGGTCACGTAATATGTGCCGACAACCTCTCCGCAGTGGGCGCATTCCACGTATCGGATGGTCATGATCGGGCCTCGTGCTTCCTGATGATTTTCTCCAGTCCTCTGATGCATGCCGCTGTGGCCGCTTTGGCGCCGGTCATGATGTCGCGGGCGAAGAGGCTCTGCTTGGAGGCGAGATTCATGCCGCTCGCCATTTCGTCGATGTAGTCGTTCAGTTCCTCGACCGGTACGCCATTGACGGGGTATTCGCTCAGGCGCATGGTTTCCTTGTCGAGGATGATGGTGAGCTTGTCCGGTGTCTCCTCGATGGCGATGGCTTCGGCGCGGTCGATGGTTATCTCCATCGCGTGCCGGTATGTCGATGATTCCCTGATGATCATTTCGCGTCCTCGCTTTGATTCGGCACTTCCGTGGGCATGTTGCCGGAATAGCCGAGCATGGAACGGCAAAGCTCTAGCATTTCATGGAATGCGTTAACTTGGCCGTCATAGAAGTCTCGGTCGCTCTTTCTGCGGACATCGAATCTGGAAAGTCCGGCTTCATGACAGCGACTTTTCGCCCAGTCGATGATCTCGTTGAGCGTCTTGTCTTTTTCGGTCACGTTCGTAGCCATGGTTAGTGTTCTTCCTCTTCGATTCGGATTGTGATTCGGTACCAGCCTTTTCGGATGCTTGGTTCTCCACCTCGGTAATCGGGGCCGATGATGTGTTTTGAGTCATCGTCGGGCCAGAAGCCGGTATCGGTGAGCGCGTCAAGGATGGCTTTGACCATGGGCGCCGCGTTCTCCGGGTCGAAGCGCCCGTGGGTCAATGGGTGGATGATCGCGGTGACGTGCACTGGGAAGTGTTGTGGCCTGTGGTGTCCGTTTTGGAGCCAGAATCTGGCGAATGCCATGGCACGCTGTTTGACTGCGCTTGTGTGCGCGAATTTCACTCGCCAGTGGCCGCGACGGTTTTGCGTCCACCATTCGTCCCGTGGAATGTCCACGACGAATTCCTGCATCATTTCTCCTCTTCCTCGGCTTCGATTTCGCATTCGGGGCATGGGATGGGGCGCGTCGGATACAGCGCGCACCCATGCCTGGGACATACCGGTTCCACGTCCGGCGGTTCAATCCATTCGCGCATCAGAATTCAGGCTCTACTGGTGCAGCCCACGGGTCGGCTCCCTGCGACTGCTGTTGTGCCTGCTGCGGCTGCTGATAGCCGCCACCATTGCCGCCCTGGTATCCGCCTGACTGCATCTTCTGCACCTGAGCCGTCGCATAACGCAGGGAAGGGCCGATTTCATCCACCTGCAATTCGATGACCGTGCGGTTGGAACCGTCCTGCGCCTGATAGGAACGCTGCTGCAAACGACCCTGCGCGATCACACGCATGCCCTTCGCGAGACTCTGCGCGCAATGAGTGGCGAGGTCACGCCAAGCGGAGCAGCGCATGAACAAAGCCTGACCGTCCTCGAACTGGTTCGTATTACGGTTCCAGGAACGCGGCGTGCTGGCGATCGTGAACGACGCGACCTGCGCGCCAGCGGACGTCGTGCGCAATTCCGGATCGGCGGTCAGGTTGCCGACGATCGTGATAACGGTTTCTCCGGCCATCACTCAGCCTCCTTCACGTCGGCTTCGGTATCCTCCGGCGTATCCGCTTCCATGACTTCGGCGGTCACGTCATCTGCTTCGTCGGCGCTATCGTCATCGAGCACCGGCTGGAACACGTCGCCGTAATCAGGCGTGATATCATCGGCGGCGACGGCGGTCTGCGCCTGCACGGTCAAAGGCAGGTACGGGGCGGCACGACGGATGGCGGTCTTCTTCGCCATGGCCTCGTAATCGGTCTTCCACGGGCCGAAATTGCCGCTCTTGCTGCGTGCCCTCGCCTGCTCGATCTCCTGACGGTTAAGGACGAGGAAGTAGTGTCCGCCGTCCTTGAAATGCGCGACCATGTACACGTGGGTCAGTTCGCCGGGGTTGGCGCATGGCACGTGGTGCAGCTCCTCGTTGAGGCCATAGCTGTACGAGAATTCGTCTCCCTGGTGTACTGCTCGGGCGCTGATGTCCACGAGCTGGCCGCTACGTCGCGCCAAGTCGATCATGCCACGGTAGCCCATGATGAACGTGGCTTCCATTCCGCCGGATTTCTTGTTGTAGAAGGGAAGCACGTAGGCGCGGCCCAATCCGTCCACGTTGGACGGTTCCAATCCGAGCGCGCTGCAGGTCATGAAGCAGGAGAGCACGCTTTGCGGCGAGCATTCGGCGAGTTTCGGTGTCTTGTTGATGGCGGACACGCACATCTGGTAGAGGCGGTCGGGGCTGATGTTGTTGCCGACGACGCTGGCGATGCGCGGCCAGCTTTTCCGCATCAGCATCTGGAGGTTCTTTTTCGGCGTCATTTCGACCATCTGCCGGCCTTGCGCCTGCTGTGCGATTGCTCCCATGATTATTGCTCCTTTTCTTCGGTTTCTTCGGTGGCTTTGAAAGTGAATTTGCGGTATGTGGTGGCTTTGACGGTGTATTCCTTGCGGGTCGTCGGCTTGTAGGTGGCTTGTAGGTTGCCGCAGCGCACGCCCGTATGCGAGCCGATGCGCAGGATGATCTGCTCCTGCAATTCCTTCTGGGTGGCCTTCAAGTCATTCAGCATTCTGATGGCGCTCTCGTATCGTGCGAGCAGGCTGTAGAGGTGATCGTCGGCGCTTTCGTCCACGATGTCCGGAGTGGGTTCCGGGAACGCCTTCTGCACGTCCACGCCGGTCAACTGCGGTGGAGTGCCGGAAGTGACGAAATGCCAGAAGTCGGCTGCGGCCTTGTCGACCGCGGCCATGTCCTCCACGTCGGCCTCGAACGGAATCTCCACCGGCTCGTCGTCTCCGATGGCCGCGTACACGTAGCCCCACGTCCATCCGGTGACGAGCGCGTAGAATTCGACTTGGGCGAGATAGTAGGGTGGAATTCGGAGGTTGCCGTCCTCGTCATGCCAGTCTCCCGCTCGACGGCTGCTCGCCGTTTTGATTTCGAGGATTCCAAAATCGCCGTTCTCTTTCTGCAGGATGCCGTCAAGGGAAGCACGTAGGTAGGGCTTTTCGCGGCTGATGAATTGCTTGTCGGTGCCGTCCGTGACCAGCATCTCGGGATGGTTGGCGCGGAAACGCTTGCGAAGCTCGTTCTCCAGGGCATTGCCACGGATGACGGCCCACTTGTCGGAGATGTCCTCCGGTTCCACGCGGCCTGTCTTCTCAAGCCACAGCTCATACGGTGTCTTGAAGGAATTCAGGCCGAGGATCGTGCTCATGTCGGAACCGCCCACGCCGGCCTTACGGCTCTTCAGCCACGCGAGATGACGTTCCGTTTTCTTGCACTGTCGGAACCGTTCCAACGTGTAACGTTCCGTGTCCTTGAGTGGGATGCGTTTCATTCCTTCGCCACCTTCATTTCCTGGACTTCACCGTTAAAAAAATCGATGATGAGATCGCAGATGGCAGGTGCCGACGTTTTGAGCGCGGTTTTTTCCTCTTCGCTTTCGGCTTTGATGGCGAAAACGCCATCCTTGCTGTTGAAATTGAGTCTCATTTCGCCACGTCCTTGCTGTAGTTGGCTTTCAAGTCCATGAGTTCGCCGTTGAGGAGTTTCGTGGCGAATCCGTAGACGACTTTGTCGTTGGTCTGGAACGCGGTTTTCTGCAGAGCGCTGATGGCGTCGTAGATGTAGACCAGCGCGTGTATGCTCGCGCTCTTTTTCCGGTGCCATCTCCGCAGTGGGGAGTTTCGCTGTGATGATGTCGGTTGCTGCGATTTTCGATTCGGTGACGTTGTCCGCTGTGATTTTCGATGTGGTGGTCATGGTTTCTTTCTTCTTTCCGGTTGTGGTTGTTTTCCGTGCTTTGCTGCGTGGTGAGTGCTGGTTGAAGGCCGGCAGGAGTCCTTCCTTGCGGAGTTGGCTGAGAATGTTGCCGACTGTTTTCTGGCTCATGCCGAGCGCTTCGGCGGTTTCCTTGCCGTCGAACGGTTGGCCTTGGTCGATGCGTTTCCGGCAGTGCGCAAGGATGAGGTCGCGTTTCGACGGTTTCGACGGTAGGCCCTGCGTGAGGAGTCCGGCCTTGCGCAACGCCCGCATTTCGTGGATATTGAGTCCCGCTTCGCCCGATTCGTCGTAGATTTTTCTCAGTTCGGCGAGCTCTTCGAACGTGTATTCGTGTTCCACTGTGTTCCCTTTCTGAGTTTTTCGATGAGCGCGTGGTTTTTGCGGATGAAAGCGTCCACGTCGATTCCCTGCTGCGTGAGTATCGGCTTGCTGGTATCGACGCGTGCTTTCCCGTCGTTTGTGACGTTTGGGTGGCTTTTAATCCGCGTGCCGGAATGAGCATGACGTTTTTTCATCTCGCCACCGTCCTTCGGTATTCGTGCGCCGAAGCCCACCGTTCGGCCACGGCGCGTTGGTATCTGACTTTGCGCCTGTCCTGATGGCCTTCGGGCGGTTCCACGCCGATTTTCAAATATGGCGGGCCTTTGCCTGTGCTCCGCCAGTTGGCGAGGGTGCGTACGCTCATGCCGAGCATGACGGCCAGTTCGGTTGGCGTGAGCAGATCGGTCATGGCCTGCCGTCCCGAATGTCGCCCATCGGGTCGATGTGGAGGCCGTCGAGCATTTCCACGGTGTCGCCGCCGCCGAGTTCGAGGTGACGTTTGAGCGCCTTGTCGATGGCCTGGCATGCGGTTCTGGCGGCAAGCGCGGTTGCTTTGCCGAGTCTGTTGCCGGGCAGGGTGACGCTGATCATGCCGCCGTCCAGCGGCATGTCAAGTGCGGCGACGAACATTGGGTCGGATTCCGGGTTGTCGGGGTCGATGTCGACGCAGAGCACCCATTTTGCCGACTGTGGTTTGTTTTCGTCCATGGTGTGGTTTCCTTTGCTTGTTTGGCGTTGTGTGCCCCACCCTGACGAGTGGATGGGGCTGAGTGGCTGGCATTGGAATCGAACCAGTGACGTCCTTGGATTCCGAGCGCCCCTTTGGCTGTTGGAACGCGAGACCTGAACTCGTTCGCGGTCGGTGGCGCGGCCGACGGCGACTGGCCGTCAGGCGAACTTGAAAGGGTCTGCAAGCACCGGAATGCCTGCTTCTTGATAGTTAGAGAGAAGAAGATTGGAATCCGTGGACGAGCGAACCGTCGCCCAGCCGAATGCGCCGACAGTGTATGTGAAGCAAGATATGGTCGGCGCGTGGATAATAATCGATATTCAGTTATGGTTCCCGCCAGCCGACGGTGAACGTGGATGTCCGCGAAAACATCCCAGATTTGGTTTGTTTTGTTGGACTGTCGGCTGGTGGGAAGTCTTTATTCGCGTGGCGCGAACCGCACGGTCAGCCATAGGCCGGTCAGAATGTAGACGACGCTCACGAGGATGGTCGCGGTCTGCGAGTCGGTTGTACGCCACGTGAAGAGCAGGGTCACGCTGCTCACGAATCCGATGATGGCGAGCAGGGTCTTGATGCGGCGGAGCGTGTAGTTCGGTTTCGTGTTCTCCGCCTGTCCGACTTCGTGGTTGCTGTCGTGGCCGGTCATTTGGTTTCCTCCATTTCCTTGAGGATTCGCCCGCATTCGCGTCTGACGCGTTGCACTTCGGTTTTGCTCAGGGTGACGTCGTAGTTGCCGGTCGAGGTGCGGAAGCTCATTCGCGCCATCGGCCTGCCGTCCTGGGCGGTGAATGCCTGCATCTCGAATCCGCCGTCGTCCATCCAGCTCATCTTGTTGCTCCGATCTTGTTGGAGAGGTCGTAGGCAATGTCCTCGATTTCAGCTGACGTGAAGTCCGCGAGGGTGATGTCTTGGATGCCGTCCACGAGGCTGGCGCTGCCGTCCTCATGGAGGCGAATGTAGAAGCCGCTTGATGCGAGCAGCAGGCATCCGGGTTCGTGGAGTGTCGGCGGTTTCGGCGGGTTGAGTAGTTGGCTGGTCATTTATGCGCTTCCTTGACGATCGTGTCGATGATGACGTCCACGAGGTCGGGCACGTCGATGTCCATCGGTCCGGTGATGTGGCCGAGGAATCGGCTCGCGTCGATTTCATCCCACTGTTCCGCGTATTGCGGGCGAATCATGTCGCCATGCTCGGCGAATTCGTCGAAGACGGCTTCCACGCAGGTCTTGCGCAGGTCTTTGTTGTAGGTCTTGCTGTCCATCGGATGCTCCTTTGGTGTGGATTTCAGGCTTCGAATTGTTTGATGCTGTCGATTGGCTGAAGCAGCACCGCAGTGAATTGGAAGAGGGTCATTCCAAACATGTCGGCGATTTTTTCCAGATCGCTTACGGTGAAGTCTTTCTTGCCGGTGAGTTTCTTGTTCGCCAGCGGCCTTTCGCATCCAATCGCTTTGGCTATGTCTTCTTGCGTCATGCCCCTTCGAGCCATCTCCCCTCGGATGTTGGCTCTCATGAGTTCCGTTTCGCTTGTCACCCAACCTCCTTTCTCGTTTCGTTGCTGATTACAGATAGTACTTATTTGGATACTCTTACGAGAGTACTTAATTGATTACTTTACAAAAAGTACACAATTGGGTATTATGGAGCCATGGGAACAAGAGCTAACACCGACGTTACCGACGGAGCGCGGAGCGTCATGGAATACTGCAAAGCACTGCAATCCAGGAGCGGTATGACCGCTACGGATTTCGCCGCGAAATGTGGATTCAGCCGCAACTATTGGTTCGTCCGCGCCCGGTTCGACGCGCCCTTGACGGTATCGGACTGCGAACGAATCGCCAAGACATGCGGGATGACATTGCGTCAGCTATTCGCAAACGCGCTGGCAGCACAGGAAGAAAAAAGAACCGCCGAAACCCTCAACAAGCTGCAGAGAGGCGACGTGACCCTTGCGGCGTATCGGGCCGCTGGCAAGCAGGAGGCCATCAATGGAGAGGCTGGGCCGGATTACGACGAGCCTGCCTGACCTGCCGATCGACCGGCGCATGACATACGGAGCCATGCGCCGCGCCATCATCGGCCTGCCCGTCACCGTATCCAGCGCCATCCTGCCGGACGGACTATGGGGTTGTTACGACGCCGCGACCGAGGTGATACTGATCGACCGCAGGCTCACGTACACGGCGAAGCGCTGCACTTTGGTGCACGAGCTCTTGCATTGGCGGCACGGCGACACGTCATGCGACCATGTGGCACAGAGTCGCGAGGAGCATAGGGCGAGACGCGAAACCGCCTTGACGCTGATAGACCCACTCCGCTACGGCATGCTGGAACAAATGTACGAAGGGAATTCGTGGAACATCTCCCAGGAACTGGAGGTGACCCAGCAGGTGCTCGGAGACTTCCGACTGGCAATGTCTGAGCGAGTCTGCATCATTTGAGCAATAGAATCAAAGAGAAAAAGAAGGGAACAATCATGGCGAAGAGACCACAGCCTGCACCGGACGCGATCTACACGTGCGAAAGGCTTGACGATCCGCTGTTTATGGGTATCCGCCTGTATGCCAATCGCTTGGAATTGGATGTCTGCACGACGTACCTGCACCGGTATAAGAAGACCGAAGCATACCAGGTGAGCGACCTGCAAGGAGTGACGATCAAGAAGCGCACCGTCACATGGAAATACAGTGCGTTGCGCTCACTGCCACTGAAATTCAAGAAAGCCGAGGACGCGCAGGAATTCTACAATGCCGTGAACAGCCTCTAAAAACATTAAGCCCCACAGATTGTGGGGCTTTTATATTAGGTATGTAAAATAAGTGGTTGGAAATTGGTAAATATCTGGTTGGACAATCAAGATGATGCCCGCCGAATCCCAACCACTAATTTAACGAATATTATCTCTAAAAATCCAACCACTTTTTTAACGATAGGAGATTCGGCTTAGCGGTCTGAAATCCGTCACACCTCGACGGTCTATCCCTGTCTTGATGCCTCTTTCGCAATCCCGTTCGGGATCTTCTTCAAGGAACGAGACGACGCCCTTGGCCATGCGAGAGATGAGGCCTTCGAGCTTGATAACGCAGTCGTATGCGCAGGCCTTCAAGTTTTCCGCACCAACTCCGGTATGGCCATAGCTCGCGACGATTCCGCACTCGTCGCCTTGGACGCATACCCCGATGACTTTGTAGGGGCTGTAATCCTTTCCTTTGCCCTCGATGACCGAGGACCCCGCATGGACCACTGCACAGCGCAGCTGGTAGAGGTCTGATGCGGTGAATGCACCTCGCGCCGTTATGCCGTTGAGCTCATCGCTAATCTCGTCTTGGCTCTTCTCGTCTTTTCGCTCAGCGTTCATCTTCTCGCCGGCATTTGGAAGATCCAGGTATTTCACGCACCAATCGGTGTACTTCATGCCGACGGCTATTGCGCAGACGTCGGGTATAGTCACGACGAGGCTCAGCGCTGCAAGCAAAAGCCCTGCGTCGAAGGCTATCTCGCATTCTTCCACGAGCCTGCTGGGCATGCGATGAATCACGGTCGGGTAGCCGTATTCGTTGACGGCGCTTTCCAGGCCACCTGAAGGCGCAGGCCTCCAGGCTGCAATTTCGTCGAGTCTCGCATTCATAGGATCTCCCCTTCCTTCTCTCTGCTTCAAGCTACCGCAGATGGAGATTGGACATGCTGATTTTTTTCTTTTTGGCACATTCCCCTTATAAAAAGAATGTTGATAACTAGTACGTCTTGTATATGTATAACGTGGGTAATACCGCAGCAACGGTTTTCTATTACTTTCGTTATATTCGTTGTATAAATTTGATTATACACTTGAGTGGTGCTATAGTTCAAAACATTAAATAAAAGCCCACGCGGTTGGTCAGAACCACGCGGGCGGGGAAAACCTAGGACGATTCTCCGTGCACCAGAATACCGCGAGGCATGGAGGGAAAGACG